CATAACCTTTTTTAAGTTGTACATCTACATCAACATATCCATCATCTTTATATGTATAGAATAAATTTTCATATCCTCGATCTAAAGCAGGTTGAATTGCTGCCCAACCAATATTTGCATTTTCTATTGCTAGCAATGCATTATTCCATTCTGTTGCAACTGATACTAACATGTTACCAAAATCTTTAGGTGGCAATTTACCTTTGTATTCTGCAACTTGTACAACATCTTGTACATCAATAACATGAAATGTAGACCAGTCACCACCATCGCCGCGGGCGACGTCAGCTACTACTATATAATCTTTTTCATAATCTGGATACTCCCATATCCAATATGAATTATCGAATCCTCGCTTCTCTATAGGTTCAGCACATTTTAATTCATAATCCATTAATATGCCGCCGTCAATTACAGTATGTCCAGATGATATAAAATCACAGTCACATTCTTGTGCTGCACCACGTTCGCCTAACAATCGTGTTTGTTCATCTCTCCATGATTGATCTCGGTCTGGGTGTACGGTCCAATGCAATTTAATTGTATGAAAACCATTTATCTCTTGTTCAGCTTCTGACCATACCGAGTGAAACCAGTTACCGACCCCGTTAGGTGTTGACAATACAATAGCTCCACCACCTGTAGATAATGTTGCTTGCGATGCTACCCAAATTTCTTCAATGTTACGAATGAAGGCAGCCTCATCTATAATTAACAAAGAAAGTGCTTCTGAACGTGCACCGGTAGTTGCTGATGATACTGCTTTAATTTGTGAGCCGTTTTTAAATTTCAATGAAAGTTTATTATCAGCTTCAATATTACCTTTTAACCAACTAGGTAAATTGTCATGCATGACACGTACTTTTGTTACTAGGTTTTTTGCTACTTCTTGAGTTGTTGCAATAACAAGTACGTTGAAATCTTCTTTAAATAACATGCTCCAAAGAGCAAAACCTGCTGAAAGAGTTGATATACCTAACTGACGAGACTTAAGAATTACGATGTATCGATTATCTCGTAATTCTGTTAATGAATCTTCCTGAAACGGATATAGGTTAAATTTAATTTTACCTTTTTTCGGGTGTTGAATATAACAATACTGTCTCATGAAAAAAACAGGATCTTTAGCACACATTGTGTACTGTTGTTGTATGATCTGTTTTATATTTTGACTCATATTATTTTATAAGTTGATTAACTAATATACCAGAACCTAATGCTGTGATAAAACCGAATCCGAACCAAACTGATTTTTTATCATTCCATTTTGGTTGTAATAATTCAATTTTCTTTTCTAGATCCGTTACAATGTTTTTTTGATATGTAATAATACTATCTTGTTTAACAATTTGTATTGAATCTAATGCAATTAACGAATCTTGTTTTTTTGCTAATTTTTTGTAAGATGCAATTAATCCATTATTAATATCATCTGCTGCCCAAAGTGAATCTAAAACGAAAGAAATATCGGCTGCTTGTTCTTTAGTAAAACAAACAGTATCAGGTGCAACTTTTTTAGTTTTTTGAGCATAACTCAATGTTGCAACAAATAATGATAATAACAATATCTTTTTCATATTATGCCTTTTTAGGACGGCCTCTGCGTGTTTGTTTCAAGATATTCTCTTTTACTTCGTCTGCAGGCTTTTCTTCAATTGTTAAATTTTCTTTAGCTGTTTCTAACTCTGCAATTTCTTGTTTCACTTCAGCAATTTCTTTTTTAACTGCTTTGCGTTTCTTTGCAACTTGTTTTACTTCAGTTTCAATTCGCTCAACATGTTTTTTATTTGTTGCTATAGCTTGATCTAATTTTTCAATTTTTTTTGATTTTCTTTTTCCTGTAAATAAGAAAAATGCAATTACCGCTCCAATGATTCCGGCAACTGCTAATACAATGTTTTTAATTGTTTTCATTTGTTTCTTCAACCCCATTTAGTTTATTTAAAAAATTTTCTTTGAATTTTGCAAATTGTTTTTCAATAGTTTCTTCAAATTCTTCTACTGTCATTTTGGCAGTCCAAGTTTCTGTTTCTCCTTCGGCATTTGTTACAAACTGTGAAGCTTGCGTATATGCTTGTTTTAATAGTTCAACATCTCGTTCTGCATTTCGTAACCACGCTAAAGCATTTTCACGAATTTTATTTTGTTCATATTCATCATATGTTCCTGCAGTTCGCATTTCATGTTCCATTTCAATTACACAATCAAAACACATACCATGTATCTTTCTCATTTTTTCATCTACATGATTTGATTTAATACATGTACATTTTTCTTTCCTGCAGTTAGGAAATGATCGCATTTCTTCTCGAATTGATTGAAATATTTCTGAATTTTTTGTTTTACGAATTCGGAAACCATCACGCTGTTCTACGACATATACATTTCCAGCAGTATCAGTTTCTTCCCAAACATCACCTATATTATGATGTTCAGATTTTTTTCCTGCTTCTTTAGCATCAGAAAACCCAATTGTTTTTTTAGTTTGAAACTTATGGGTACCATCTAACATTTGTTTGATGGCTTTAACATTTTGTAACTTATTTGACATATAACTTTTTTATTTTGTTTCTGTAGGATCTGTTATTTTTTTATAATTTTTAGCAATTGTTCGTAACATTAATCTATAGAAATTTTTAATATCAATCGGATCTGCATCTTTAAATGTTTGATTGATTCCTTTAAATAATGTTTCAATTCTACTTAAATTTGAACGTTCTGCTGATAATACATCTTTAATTTTAGAAACATTTAATGTTTGACGTTCTTCCGGTCCAGGTTCTTGTGCTGGTGTTGCTTCTGCATCTGCTCCGGCGGCTGCGCCAACTGCGGCTGCTGCGGCTGGTGCTGCGGCCATTGATGCATCAGGTGCTGGTGCTGCGGCCATTGATGCATCAGGTGCTTCTGCACCTAAGGCACCTGGATCTGCTGCAGGTATTTCTGCACCAGGTGTTGCTTCTGCGCCTGCTTCAGGAGCTGCGCCTGCTTCAGCATCTGCACCTAAGGCACCTGGCTCCGGTGCAGGAATATCAGTGTCTGCTGCAGGCTCTTCTTCTGGTTCAGCTTGCTCTCGTAATATATTTGCAATTTTTCTACGAACATATTCTCTAACTAAACGTTCTTTTTGCTCGCGAGTTAAATTTTCAATTTTATCTTTAAGAACATCTTTAACATCCTTTTCTTCAGCATCTTGTCGTTTCTTTAAACGTTTTGCTGCAGTTTTTGGATCATAATCTCCTTCTTCAATATCTTTATATAAACGGTCGTCTGCATTATATGTTGGATACAATTTGCCGTCGTCTTGTACTGTTTTATCAGTTTTGCGAAGTACGTTAAGTTGTTTGTCTTTAGTAGATTTAGGATTTAAACCACCATCTTTATCATCAGTAGTGTAATCTTTTAAATCTTTTCTAGTTTTTGGTTTTTGAGATTTTTCTAAATCTTTTGGTGCTTTGTACTTGCTTTTGTGTTTTTCAGCCATGATTATTATCCAATTTTATTATAAATATATCAACGTGCGTATTTCAATACTCCTAGTATCTGATTGACCGGAGCAAATGCGCCTGTTAATTTATATGTATTGCCGCCATATGTAAATACAATTCCTTCAGATGGTACAATTGCATCGAATCCTCCTAAACGTTGTATACGTTGTAATTCTTGTTCTAACTTAGATATTGTATCAGGATTAGGATTTGATTGTAAATCTTTTATTAATTGTGCCATTTCTTGTTTAATTTCTTGAACAGATTTTGAAGGATTTGCTGCTAAGAAATTTGTAGCATTTTTTAAAACCACTGCTCCTAATCTTAAAAAGATAGTTTCAAATGGTTCCATGTTTTGCTTATAATATTTTTTGAATTCTTTTTTATCAAAGTCTAATACCCAGTTTAAAAATTCTGGATTTGTTATTTGTTTCTTTAATGCGGTAAGATTTGCTGATTTATCAAAGAATCCCCAACGATAAATTAATGCATTTAAAATATCTTCTGGAATTTCATAACCCATTTTATCAGCTTGTGATTTAATTACATCTTTCCACCATGCACGATGATATTCAGTTACTCGATCCGTATCTTTTAAATTATAACGTTTACGTAATTGATCAATTTCATTAAAGAATGCTGATTGTTGGTCTTCGAAATCAGATATACGACCTAATTTAATTTGCTGTGGTGGAATAAATGAAAATGTTTTTTGAAGATGTGCATTTGCATCTTGAATAATACGTTGAACGGTACTGCCGCCAGTTAAATCTGTTTCTATTACATTTGCTTGTTCATCATATTCAACTAAATTGTGAAATTGTAAATGTGCTTTATCATACGAAATAACATTTTTAGTTGCTGGATAAATAATTTCCATATTCGCAAATACTCGGCCGTTTTTAAATATACGTTCTAATATTTTTGAATCAATCTTATTAAATGCAGCAGATAAATCTTCCGCAGTTGCACGGTACGCTTCAACTACTTGTTTATATCCTTCAGCAGCTTTTTCGCCATTTTTTGAAATAGTCTCTTGATATTTTCTTTCAAAATCTGCAATAATTTGTGATGTAGTCATTGGATTAATTACAGTGCCTTTATTACGAGCAAACCCAATTTCTCCATTTTTCCAAGTAACTTGAATATTCTGGCCATCTGTTTTTTCTGTAACTGCAGCTTCTATGTCTAAACGTCCTTCTAATGCTCGGCTTACAATTTCTTTCATATCATTAAAAGTTAAACCATGATCATCATATGGGTGTGCCATATGACCTGCTGCGCCGCCTTCTGATAATAATTTAGATTCATTTAAATCAACACCCATTACTGTTTTTGGAAATTGATCAAAATCATAAACAAAACTTTGGTCATCTTGTTTATCTAAAAACGTATTTAATTTTCGTAGTTTTTTCTTGTGACGCAATGTTTCTGCTTTATTCATTGTTGCGCCAAATACTTCATCAATTTCTTCTTGCAACTCAGTTGTCCACCAATCTTTAGAAAATATCGATGCTTCTTGTATGCCTTTAAGTATTTGCCAAGCATTTTTTATTTTAGCATCATTAAATTGAGGATATGATGCTCGAAATGTTTCATAATCATCATTCATTAATGATTGACGTACGGTAGTAGCTGAAATAGGAGTACCATTTGCATATGTTTCTGGATCTACATCAATACTTAATTCAGTTGCATCAATACCCATTGGCATTTTGCGTCCTTTTTTGTCGCCAATTGTAACATACTTATCTACATTAGGAACAAAATCTTTTGCACGAACATAATCATCTCCTTTAGTAGATGCTGCCATGGCATAACGGCCGGTAGCATCTTCTGGCAATGCAAATAAATATTCATACGCAGCCATGATAGGAGAATTAAATTCAGTTGGTTGAATTTCTATGTTAGGATTATCGTTTAGTATATTAAACATTTCCATGGTTTTTTCTC